GCCTATCGCCGCATGTCCCTATCCCGACACCGCAGATCCTGTCTCAACGCTTGACGGATTTTGCTATAGGAGTGGTCGGAGGACACCTCAAGTGGATCCTGTCTGGATTAATGAATTCGGTTGGTTTGTGCTTGACTGGTGTCATAAAAATTTGCGTCCACTCGCATCGCATGTGGACACAAGCTTTGAAACTTGGATTGGAGGAGCCCCATACACCATATCCAGGAAGCGTGTCCTTACTAAGGTTTGGGCTAAATCCCGAGGAACTTTAAGTTCCGATAGGGTTTTTGGTGCGCATAATACGAGAGTAAAATGTCATGTTAAACGTGAATCGTATTATCCGGCACCGAAATATCCGCGCATCATCTTGTCACGTACAGATGAATTCAAATGTTTTTGTGCGCCGATATTTAAATTAATTGAAAACGAAGTTTTCAAGTATCCTGATTTCGTAAAGTATTCACCCGTTGATGAAAGAGCAGCTATAATTATTAAAGATTTAACGCAAGTTGGTTCAAATATAATTACAACCGATTATTCGAGTTTTGAAGCCTCATTTGTCCCGGAAGTTATGATGAATGCTGAAATCATCTTGTATTGGTACATGACCCAATACTTGCCTGACCATGATTGGTTTAAAACTGTTTCGTTAGTTTTAACTGGTTATAATCGTTGTGTCTTTAAGAGTTTCAAAATGAGGATTCTTGGGACACGTATGTCTGGTGAAATGTGCACTTCCCTTGGAAATGGTTTTACTAATTTAATGGCAATGAAGTTCATTGCGTATAAGTGTGGTTTAAAATCTTTACGGGGCAAAGTTGAAGGTGATGATGGTATATTTACGTTTTATGGTGTAGTACCTAGTGAACAGGTGTTTGCTAAAATTGGCTTGACCATAAAATTAACATCACACGAACACATATCGTATGCTTCCTTTTGTGGAATTGTGTCGGATCCGGATGAATTGATTAATATCAAGGACCCTATTGAGGCTATCCTTGATTTTGGTTGGACAAACCATCAATATGGTGGGGCAAAAGATAGAAAATTATTGAGGCTCTTACGGGCCAAGGGTTATAGTCTTTTGTTCCAATATAATGGATGCCCCATATTAGCATCATTAGGGCGTTATGCCTTGAGGATATCTGAGGGGTTAGCTTTTAAATTACCTTATGATATGAGTGCATATAATAAGGAAAAATTTAGTCGTATGTACCAAAAATACAAAAATGGATTGCCAAATCGACCAGTGGGTTATAAAACCAGGCTGTTGATGGAAAAGTTGTATAAAGTCAACGTGGTCGATCAATTGGAAATTGAGTATTATTTGGATAACTTGAAGGTCATGCAGAACATAAACTGTTGGGCGATTAATAAGTATTGCCCCGCCGAAACAATCTATTATTATAATAGGTATTCTGGGTTGGATATTCCACAATATTCGACTGTTTTCGGTACAAATTATCGCTGCTCGAAATATTATTCTGTGTTGAATCATTTTAAAAATGCCTAGACGTAAAGGAAATAAAAATCGTGTTGCTCAATTGGTTGCAGTGCCCAAAATGGTGGCTCTACCTCGTAGACCGCCTAGAGCTCGTGCTGTTAAAACAAGAAACAACCGTCAAGTTCAGATGACCTACCCGCCGTTGCGGGATGTTGTTCGCAATTATGGTGGACAATTAGCCAAAGGCGCTGGTTCAATGGTGGAACGTGGTATCATGAATGTGGTACGTGGTTTCGGCGATTACAGTGTCCGGCAAAATACTTTAATGAGGGGTGGAAATGACCCTCCTGTCGTTTCCAATTCGAACATTAAGGGTGGTGTCGTCATCAGACACCGGGAGTATTTAGGTGATATTACAGGCACGATTGCCTTCACAAATACTCCTTACATCATTAATCCTGGCCTTGGGGATTCATTTCCATGGCTGTCGAGTATTGCACGATCTTTCGAGCAATATAGGATTCGGGGCATGTTGGTTGAATATAAAACTATGTCAGCAACATCAATCTTGGCTGCTGGTGCAAATTCTGCACTGGGTGTTGTCATGATTGCTACCCAGTATGATGTATATGATGAGCCCTTCTTGACCAAGCATACGTTAGAGAATTATCAATATGCTTGTTCAGCAGTCCCATATCAGAGTTTCATACATCCAGTTGAATGTGCAAAACAACAGTCCACGATAAGTGAACTGTATGTACGCACTGAAGATGAAGGTGAAGGTGACTTAAGATTATATGATTTCGGTCGTGTAAATGTTGCTACTCAGGGAATGCAAGCGAATGGCGGTTCTATCGGTGAATTGTGGATAACTTATGAAATTGAGTTTTACAAACCGAAGATACCGTCGGTCATAACAGAAGGTGCTGCCGATCATTTTCGGTTGACAGGTTCAACAAATGCGCTGCCATTGGGCACAAGTAACGTGTTGATGCCTGGAAGTAGTTTGAATGGTGTGGTTTCGACAAGTGTGTTGAGTACTTACACCTTCAATCCTGGTACAGGTATTGGCGAACAGTACCTATTTACTTATAATTGTGGCGGGG